TTTATTTATATTCTAAAGAAAAACAAAAGAATAAAGAGATTTTTAGTATAAATGAAAAAATTATTATAAAAAATAAAGAAATAGAAAATAGAAATAAAGATTTACTTAATGAGCAAAATGATATTCAAAAAAATATAGAACAAAAACAACAAACTCTAAATCAGATAGCGCAATCAATTGAAAACTCAGAACAAATATCAAAAAAAGCATTTGAAAATTATATAGATGTATTAGATACAGAATATAATAATAAAGAAAAAGAATATCAAGAGTCATTAGAACTATTAAATAAGAGTTATGGAGAAATTCAGAATAAATTAATTGCGGAAACTCGGTCAAATCCGCGCAGAATTGGATAAAATTTCTACAACACGTGCTGCCGCAATTCAAGCACAACTAGAAGAAGAAAAAATACAACAACAATCAGAATACTATTCTCTATCTATTGATAATATAGATAAACGAGAAGTAAAAATATTACAATCTATTGAAAATGAACTTAGAGATCCACGTCCAATTCGTATGATTATATGACAAACATATTATTCTAAAAAAGCAAACGATTTGGCAGCTAGAGTATTAGGTCCTAATGAAAAATGTGGAATATATAAAATTACAAATAAAAATAATAAATTATGTTATATAGGGCAAAGTAAAAAAATAAGAGAGCGTTGGCGTGAACATATGAAATGCGGTCTTGGAATCGATACACCTGCCGCAAATAAACTATATCAAGCAATGATAAAAGAGGGTATCGATAATTTTACTTTTGAATTATTAGAAGAATGTTCTTCACAACTCTTAGATGAAAAAGAGACTTTTTACATATCTTTATATAACTCTTATGATTATGGTTATAATAGTAATCGTGGTAATAAAAAAGTTTAATTGATTTATTAAATAAAAAATGTTATAATATAATTAGAAAGTAAATAAGGAGGGAATGAAAAATATGACTTTAAAAGATTTTTTAAATGAACTAGATAATCTACAAGTTAAAGATAAATTAAGTGAGGCTGGTTTAGATTTTTTTAATCAATTAAAAGAAAAGTCTAATAACACTTTTACTGAAAATGGTAAAAAAATATTGCGTTGTATGCAACAAAATTCAGAAAAATATCAAACTTTTAATTCAAAACAAATTGGTGAATTATTATTTATGCCACCACGTTCTGTCTCAGGCTCTATAAAAAAATTAATAAATGAAGGATATTGTGAAAAATTAAATACTAATCCAGTTACATATAAGATAACAATGTTGGGTAAAGATATTCAACTTGACTAAATAAAAATTTTTTGATATAATATATTTATATATTGATTAAAGGTAAAAAAAAGTAAAAAGGAGAGAAAAGTAAGTATGAAAAAAATGATTAATAATGAAAGAATAGAAGGTCGTATTTATCAACATAATTTAGTAAAGAAAACAGTTCAAAATCAAACTTCAGCAAATTATGGTAAAGAATTTATTTCTGGAAATATTGAAGTTGCTGTTGATGAAGAGGGATTAATAATTATTCCAGTACACTTTACTTATGTGGTAGAACAAACAAATTCAGGAAATAAAAATGCAACATATGCTAATTTAGATAAAATTATAAATGGTGGAAAAACTTGGATCACAAATGGAAAAGATGAAGCTTTAAAAATAAGAATAGATACAGCATTAGCAGTTAATGATTTTTATACTCAAGATAATAGACTAGTATCTACAAAAGTAAATGAAGGTGGATTTGTTTCTTTTGTTTCAGAGTTAGGTCCAGAAAATGAAAGAAATACATTTACAACTGATATGTTAATTACTGGTACAACAAGAATTGAAGCAGACCCAGAAAGAAATATAGAAAAAGATTATGTATTAGTTAAAGGTGCTGTATTTAATTTTAGAAATGCTTTACTTCCAGTTGATTTTATTGTAAAAAATGAAGAAGGAATGAATTATTTTGAAGATTTAAATGCATCTCAAAATGAACCAGTATTTACAAAAGTATGGGGAAGAATTAATTGCGGTTCTATTGCTAATGAAGTAAAAGAAGAAACTGCTTTTGGAGAAGAATCTGTTAGAACTTTTGAAAGAAAAATTAGAGAATGGGTAATTACAGGAACTTCTAAAGTTCCATATGAATTTGATGATGATACTACATTAACTATTGCAGAAGTTCAAAAAGCTATGCAAGATAGAGAATTAATGTTAGCAGAAACAAAGAAACGTAGTGATGAATATAAAGCACAAAAAGCTGGTATAGTACAATCTCAATCAAGTGCTTCTAGTGCAACAATTACACCAACAAAAGCAACTTTTAGTTTTTAGTAAGACTCTGTAAAAGGAGGAATATAATTCCTCCTTTGTTTAATATATAAAAAATAAAATAAAAGGAGAAAATATTATGGATAAAATATATCGAATCTATAAATATGTGTCTCCATCAAATAAAGTATATATAGGTCAAACTTGTAATTCTCTAAAAGTTAGAGCAAAAAATGGAGAAGGATATAAAGAATGTCCAAAATTCTATATGGCAATTAAAAAATATGGTTGAAAAAATTTTTCTTCTCAAATTCTTATAGATAATTTAAATAAAGAACAAGCAGATTATTGAGAAAAATTTTATATATCTTTATATAAATCAACAGATGATAATTATGGGTATAATTTATCCGAAGGTGGAACTAAAAATAAAAAATTATCTAATGAATCAAGAAAAAAGATGAGTTCTTCTCAATTAGGAAGAAAACATTCTTTAAAAACAAAGCAAAAAATGAGTAATTCTCATAAAGGAAAAAAATTAACGGAAGAGCATAAAAAAAATATATCATTAGCAAATATGGGAAGATGCTCTCCAATGAAAAATAAAAAACATAAAGAAGAAACAATAGAAAAAATGAAAAATAATAAAAAGAAAAGTAAGCCTGTTATTTGTATCGAAACTGGTATTATTTATCCCTCTGCCGCCGAAGCAGCTAGACAATTAGGAATGAAGAGTGGTAGTCATATTAATGATTGTATTAATTATCCAAATCGATATAAAACATCAGGTGGATATCATTGAAAAAGAATGGAGATATAGTATGATAGATTTACAAAAATTAAAACCTCATAAAATTAGCCGCGATCTTAGCGGATATATAACTTATATATATGGCGCTCCAAAAATTGGTAAAACTACTTTAGGAGCACAAATGCCAAAACCATTATTACTTGCTTTTGAACGTGGATATAATGCAATAGAAGATATTCTTGCTCAAGATATTACTTCTTGGTCTGAAGTTAAGCAAGTAGTAAGAGAATTAAAAAAACCTGAAAATAAAGAAAGCTTTTCAACAATTATTATAGATACAGTAGATGTTGCCGCAACATATTGTGAAAAATATATATGCGGACAAAATGGAGTTAATGCATTGGGTGAAATTCCTTATGGTCAAGGTTGGACTTTACTTAAAAAGGAATTTGAAGATGTATTTAGAACTATTGCACAGCTAGGATACGCAGTTTATTTTATTGCTCATTATAAAGAAGGTAGCTTTAAGAAAACTGATGGAACAGAATATTCAATTATTAGACCATCTGTATCAGATACTTATAATAGAATTATTGAAAATATGGCAGATATTTACGGATATATGTATGCCGATACAACAGATGGAGTATCAACAAGAAAAATTAGACTTCGTTCTCAAGATGGTTCAGTAATGTGTGGTTGCCGCTTTAAATATATGGCAGAAGAAGTTCCTGCAGATTATAATTCATTAGTAAAAGCTTTAAATGAAGCCATTGATGTAGTTGCAAAAGAAAAAGGTGCTGATTCAGTAACAACTGAAAAGAATGAGTTTAAAATAGAAGAATTAGACTTTGATGTTATAAAATCAAAATTTGAAAACATAGTTAGAAAAATTATTTCTTCTCATAACGAGAAAGAGATGGAAGAGATCTGGACGCCAAAAATTACTCAAATTACTGAAAGATATTTAGGTAAAGGTAAAAAAGCTAGTCAATGCACAAGAGATCAAGTTGAACAATTAAACTTAGTAACTCTTGACTTAGAAGATTTAATAAAATAGATTACAAAGAGAAGATATCTAAATATAAATATATCTTCTCTTTTTGATTTTTAAATAAAAATATATTATAATATAAGAGAAAGAAGGTGTATATACAATATGGCACATTTTGTTATTTGTAAATATTGTGGAATTAGATTTGATAGGGATATAGAGCCTGCAATAGAAGTCAGTTATCATCGCTATGCACATAAATCTTGTGTAGAAAAAGTAGATGCAACAATTCCGCAAGATGAAAAAGACTATAATAACTTAGAAAATTATATAAAAAAATTATTTAATATAAAGACAGTTAGTGCTAAAACAAAAAAACAAATAAGAGATTTTAGAGAAGAATATGAATATAGCTATACTGGTATTTTAAAAACATTATATTGGTGGTATGAAATACAAGGTCATACTACAGAATTAGCTCATGATGGAATAGGTATAGTACCTTATATTTATAGTGATGCAGAAAAATATTATTATACACTTTATTTAGCAAAAATTGTTAATGATAGAATTGGAGATTATAAACCTAAAACTGAAGAAATAGAGATTCCATCTCCGAGAGTTTCTACTCAGCCACTTAAATTATTTAAATTAGATGAAGAAAAATAGGAGGGTCAGTAATGGCAGAATATATAGACACAACATCAATAATTCAAGTAATAGGATGTATTTATCAAAATCCTAATTTATTAGATGATGAAAAATATTTTTTCAATGAAGATGACTTTACACAAGAGTTTCATAAAATATTATTTGGTTCAATTTATAATTTACACGCTCTTGGAGCAAAAGAAGTAAACATCAATACAATAGAAGACTATTTGAAAGATAGACCAAAAAGTTTAGCTACTTATAAAACATATAAAGGAAATGAATATTTACAAAAAATAAGTGAAAATATACAATTATCTACTTTTGATTATTATTATCAAAGAATGAAAAAAATGACATTATTACGTATGTATAATCATGCAGGAGTAGATTTAAGTTGGTTATATGATATTAATAATATATTAGATATAAAAAAGAAACAAGCTCAAGAAGATTGGTTAGATAACACATCTCTTGATTCAATAGCAGATTTAATTGATAAAAAAATTACTGAAATAAGAATGAAATATGTTGATGACTCAAATGAAGATTTTGTTCAGGCTGGGGAAAGAATG